ACTATCAGTCCCCATTAAAAACAAAAAACTCTTCACGTTCATACGTAAGAGTTAAGAATCTTTTTAGAAGAGTTAAACTTCGTGATGATTTACAGAATGTTTTCACTCTGTTTAATAAGTATCAAATTTCTGATGGTGCTAGACCAGATACAGTAGCAGAAGAACTTTATGGTGTTGCAGATTTGGATTGGGTTGTATTATTAACTGCTGGTATTATTAACGTACATAATGAGTGGCCTCTATCATCAAGAGACATCTATAGATTTGCAGAAAGTAAATATGGATTAGACTTGAATAATATACATCATTACGAAACAACATTAGTTAAAGACTCTAAAGGTAGAGTAATACTTCCTGCTGGTAAGAGAGTAGACTCTACATTTACAATGATAAATCCAGATTCTGCAACATATGCAGATATAAATCCTGCACCAGTAGTAGGAGTTTCAAACTACGAATATGAAGTAGAATTGAACGAAGAGAAGAGAAGTATATATGTACTAAAAAAGGAGTACTTACAGCAATACATGAATGATATGAGAAACATCATGCATTACGATAAGTCCTCCCAGTTTGTTAATAGAAGACTAGCTGAAACGGAAAATACTAGAAATACTTCCCCTTAATATTACTCCTCTGCTAACTTAGCAAAGTAGGATAGTGCATCATCATCTTCTTCAGATGCAGCAGGTGTTGGTGTAGGTGCAGTCGCAGCAGCAACAACTTGCTCTGCAGAACCACGTCCTTCACTTTCATCCTCAAAAGATTCATCTTCAGCAGGACGTGCCTTGTTACCAAGAACATATCCAAGACGCTTCTTCAAATCTTCATAAGACTTGAACTGATCTGCAGCAACTAGTTCTGCAAGAGAGAACTCTTTCTTCCATAGTGCTTCAAGTGCATCATCATCATCCAATACTGGAGATTGAGCAGTGAACTCAGAAGAATCATAGTTTCTGTAACCAGCAACGTTCTTTGCCTTCAACTTGAAGTTAGCACCTTGCCAGAAATCAAATGGATCAATTGCAGTTTCATCCTCAAACTCAGGTTGCATTGCTGCAGTTAGTTTGTCAAAGATTTTCTTACCATACTTGTATAAGAATACTTTACCTTCGTTCTCAGGATTTGCTGGATCCTTCACGACATAGATGTTACTGATGTATGTAAGCTTACGCTTCTGCTTACGAGCAGTCTCTTTACCAGCATCAGTGCCGTTGTTCCAGAGTTGTGTATTGAACTCTGATACAGGATCTTTCTGTCCTAATGTAGTCAAAGAGTTTTCAATATACCATCCACCAGTACCTTGAAAGGCATGAGAATATAGTTTTACAAACGGTAGATCCTCACCGTTAGGAGCAGGTAGGAAACGAATAACGGCATATCCATTACCGCTTTTGTCTACATCCAGTTTCCATAGGCGTTCATCTGAACCGCCATTAGTGTTGAGTTTCTCAACTTCCTTTACCAGTTTAGCGGTAAGAGAGCCAAGTTTAGATTGCTTTTTAAGATTAGCAAACGACATTTAGTTACCTCGGATTAAGTTAGATTTAATTGGATTGGTTTTATTATAACAAAGATTTAGATATTAGTCAACATACTGTCTCAGTTTTTCAATTGTCTGAGTCATGCCACTGAATAGTACATTTATATCAGTGCCCTTGGGAAAACCCATAGCCAGAACTGATTGTTGCAACTGTTCCTTTAATTTTTTCGCTTCGTCATCCTCTGAAAGAGACAGTCGTGTGTACATCACACGTTGTCTTTCTAATAGTTCACTTAGTTTATCAATGTGTTCTTTCTTATCTTCATGAGAAAGATTAGGAAATTCATACAAATCTCCATAGACAAATTCTTGTAGTTTATTAATTTCACGTAACTCATCTTGTACTATTTCAGAATCAAAAAAATCAGTCATTGATCATCTCTCTTAGAATTTTTTTATAAGGGAACACATTAATATTTATGAAGGGAGTATACTTCTTTATCTTCAAACTTACGGTTTCCCATACAGGATCTTTTAGTTTTTTATCAAAGTTTTTTACGAAAGAAAAGACTTTTTCCAGTATCATAAACGTTTCTAAACTTATCTCTCCACCCAGATACTTTTTTAGAACTATTGGATGCTTGTTGTTTGAGCAATCGAATACTTCGTTCAATTTTTTGTTGGACAGTAATTCGTTTGACTGTTCTTTGAATAAGTAAGTCAAACTCTGTTGACGTTTCATCCATTCTGCGTAAGTTCTTTCGCCAGAATTTATTATTTCTCCAATCCATAGGTTTTCTGGGTTGTTTGCTGATACAAAATTAGATAATAAAAAATTTAATACTTCTTTGTCAGAGTATTTTCTAGAAGTTTTCTCGAACCAATACTTATCCTTTCGTTTATTAAAGGATGCCATAGTAGCACGAGACTTACCACCATACTTAAAAAAGTCATACTTACGATTAGTAAAATGACTTTTCATTGAGAGATAAGTTTGATAGGTTTCGAACGGTGTCACCTTCATTAAATAGGAAGTTTCGCCCTCGAAGTTCTCTTCATAAAGTTAAGACGGGTAGCATCCCACTTCAATCTTTCCTTCAAAGGTTTTGATATAAGTTTCGTTATTGATTCTACCTCAAGACTGTTCTTTTCGCAATAGTGTAAGATGGCATCAATGTAATTGAGTTCATCATTAGCAACAATCTTTTCGATTTCCATAGCAAATTTCTGAGGAGTTAAAAACTTACTCTCTATTGCTTGTTCTAATTCTTTAGTCGGTTCCATAGAGCTCCAGTTTATCTCCAACAAATTTCCTAATGTATTCACTAAGGAGTTTGATGTATTTTGCTTTGTCGTTTTCTTCATAGACTACGCATTCTCCGTTTTCACATGCCATTATAATGACTAATTTTTTAATGGGAATGTTCTTCATTTCATATAGCATACAACCATATGCCATTGCTTGAACAAAGTAATGTTCAATCCACTCCCGTGGTTTAGGTTTCTTAGATGTCTTAAAATCTATTATCGCTAACTCGCCATCATATTCTGCAATACAATCAACGGTTCCAGCAACTCCCAATTGCTTACTATATAGCGGTCCTTCCAGAGCGTATATATTATTTATCAGGTTCAGTTTAGGTTTAGCAATCTTGAATAAGAAATCAGAAATAGGTGGAACTTCAGGCAGTTCCTTATCATTCTTTAGATAATGTTCAGTAAGAGTATGCATGTCAGTCCCACGGGTTGTAGCCGCTTTCGTGATCTTATCTGCCTTCTCATTACCTACTCTCTTTCTCCAGTTAATAAAGATTTCTTTATTAAAGTGACTTGTTACCGAAGTAATAGACACCATCTTAATAAGTTCTTCTTCATTAGGAATTTTATAGTACCTGACTCCATCTATGTGCTCTCTTTCAAGAGGTTTTAGATCCAAATCAATGTGTTTAAAGTTCATGCCAGACAACTGAGTTCCTTTCATAATATTCTTGGTTGGGTTCTTCAATGTAATAATAAAGTGCTAAAGAATATCTTTCAATTCCTTCTGGTGTTTTTAAGGGAACGGGATGTCCATGAACTGATTTATCAGACAGGGTAAAGATAACTGCTCTGTTAAAGATAGGATATATCTTATCAGTTAGTTTCTTATTGTCTAAATCCCATAATTCTAATGCACCTTCCCACTCTTCCTCCCATTGAGGATTAAGATAAAGAAGAAGATTAAGAACTCTGAAACGTTTTGTCTCAGAATGAATGTTAAAGTCAACATGTAATGATAACTTACCACCCGTTCTTATCTTGTGTGCTCCACCACCTGAGAAACCTGGGTCTCCCATCAACCCTTTGATACCAGTTAATTCCTCAAGATATGAAAGAAATAACTTAGAGTTAAAATACTGAATAGTATTATGAACTGTGGGAACTTGGTACTTAAGTTGTTCTGTACTCTGAGCATCCCAAGGAGTAAACCACTTACTCACTTGATGTGCTGCCATATATGCATTATTAGAATCTTCAGTCTGCCAATAGTTTGTAGATTTTAATTCATTAAAGCACTGCATTGCAGCAGCAGGATTAATAAAGTTATCTAAAACTATATGAGGGAAGGGTTTAGACTTTAAGTAATTAAAGTTTAACTTCTTTCCCTGATCATAATCACTAAAGATTTGCATATTATAAACCAGAGTCTAGCTTAGCAATAATGTATTCTTTAACAAGTCCTGAACGAACTATGTCATCAACACTAAACTCTATTATATCAAAGGATTGCATTTTACGCAAGATGTTCATGAAGTCTACGATACCATTCCTATCATTTGTTTTCTGCAAGTCTGTCTGACTGGCATCACCACAGAACATTATCTTACTATTCTCTCCAACCCTTGTCATTATACTATCAAGTTCATGGAAGTTTAAATTCTGGAACTCATCAACAATAACAATAGCATTGTCAAGAGTAGTACCTCTTAAGAATGAAGTACTCCAAAACTTAATTGTATCCTGTGACTTAAGATTTCCATATAACATTTCAAAGTCTGCATCAGATGGCATCTGAAACATGTACTTTACCATGTGCTTATAAGGCACCTGATATATGTCAGACTTGTCCTCATAATCACCAGGAAGAAATCCTATTTCCCTAGTAGCAACTAGTGAACGTACAATATAGATTCTTTCATAGGGTGTATGATCATCCAATACATCCTTAAGTGCATTATATAAGGTAACAAAAGTTTTACCTGTACCTGCTGCACCATAAGCAACAAGATGTTTATCTGCTTTATAAGAATCAAATAAAACTTTTTGATTGTCAGTTATTGGTTCGATATCAAGAAGATAACCTGCACTAAGAGGTTTCTTTCTCCTCCTTTGTTTAGTAGTCAATCCAACCCCAATAGGTTGTTCTACTTTCTTTTTTCTTGGCATTAGATTTTCTTAACCGTAGCTCCTGGTTGTCTTGATGCTCTGTCTAATACTTCATTCCATCCAGGTTTAGATTTAACTAACTTATCTTTCCATTCTCCTACTTCTCCTACACCAGGACATGTACTTGGATCTGAAAAGTCTCTAAACCAATCTGGATTATCTTTTTTCCACTGATCCCAGTCATGAACACTCATAAACACTTCTTTTGTTTCACCAGTATTCGTATTTCTAACAGGATATGTTGCCATAATAATTAAATAATGTAAAGATATTTATAGCCAATCAAGGGCTTCTGAGACTGCAGGGAACTGTTCGGTAAACACTTTCCTACATGATTCTGCAATCACCATGTGCTCTTTCTGAGTACCATGTGCAGAACGTAGATTGATATAGTGTATCCAAGAACGACATGAACCAGTCATATAGATTCTGGTAGGAGTACATAAAGGTAGTACCATTCTAGCACACTCTTTAGCAACACCATCCTCAAGCATCTGATTGTAAAGTGCTAGAGAAGAACTAAACAATGTATCCATCTGTCTGTTGAGTGACTCAACTAACTTAGGTTCCAAATCATCAGTAGAATTCTGACGGTTCTTTGTATCCTGCCTTCTCAATTCTGGCAATGGAATATCACCAAGTGCAGTACTAGCAGCATACCTTTGAGAGAACTCTTGGAATGTGAAACTTCTATGACGTAATATCTGTGCAGCAATAGCACGAGTAGTCTCAATCTCAAGAGTCATAGTAGACTGCTCAAAGACACTCCAATGATTATGCTTGATGCAATACTTTAATAGTCCTGCATACTTTTCATTGTCCTGATTAGATGGGTTAGATACTCTGGCAATGTATGCCATGAGTTGCTCCGCATCAGGAGTAATGCTTACAAGTTTTACGTTCATTTACCAAATCCTTTTGATACTTTTAATTGAGCAAGTTCTTCTTTAACTACTCTAAGTTGTGCCTTGATGGTTTTAATTTCCTCGTCACTATAAAGATGATCTTGCTTGAGTAATCTCTCAAGCATTTTAACAAGACGTTTTGCTCTACCAGTCTCCATATCCTAGAAAATTTTCATTTCATATAGTATAGCACATACTTATAATTATTTCAATGGTACATCTCCATGATACCATTTAACCAAAGAATATCTCACACCTTTAGTGACGGGAGTTATTTCATGATACAATCTACTATCAAAAACAATAACACTTCCTTTACCTCTAGAAGATTTTTCTCTATTAGAACCAGTGTAAAATATAAGATCCCCTCCTTCATAATCATTTTCATCCGAAAGTTGAACAGTTAGACTTAACTTTCTTGTTAGATTATCATCCTTTCCAAAATCCATATGCTCACCATAATATTCACCTACAGAATACTTAGAAATCTGTGCTGATTCTATATCATTATCCGATAAATTGTAATTAAAATTTTTAGAATTAGCATACCTTATATAACCACCAAGTAATGCATTTATCCAATTGATATTAGTGGTTTGTATATTTACATTTCTTGCAGACTTTAACTTACTATTTGCTACTTCACCTTTTTTATATAAATTATCATCTATATTATTAATAATATAATCACATATCTCATCAGGAATTTCTCCCTTTTGCCATTGCCAACTATTAAATAATTCCATTTCTTTATTATAGCACAAAAAAAGGAGGGTAACAACCCTCCTCAATTGATATTAAGTTCTTGGACTTAAGAACAAGGGACTGCCTTGCTTCTAACCTTGATACCACGATACATTAGATCGTGATTTCTTACTTGGTTATGCTCTTCGATAAGAGCTCTACGATACTCATTTGTATCGTATTCGTGTCCACGATAAGTGACTTTTGCCATTGGCTTTCTCCAAAGTAGTAGGGATTTTACTCCGTTCCTTTAGTCGGCTTTTGCGTCTCCCGAAAGAGATGAACGAATCCGTTCCGAGTCGGCTTACTTGCGTCCTGAATGTATCAGGATGAACGATTGTGTTAATACTAACACATGTATAGTATATATGCAAGTAGGTTTACAAAATTGTTACAAATCCTCACATACGAAAAAAATGTCGGAGTTTTTTTTGCGTTATATTTGAAACTACTTTCGCTTTTTCTTTTTGGTAGCAGGTGATTGATAACCCCAGAGGTTTGGTTTGATTGTACCCATACCATACTCAATGGATTTTATACCACCCTTAAACTTATCCCAGTACATATCAAACAGAGTTACTCTTGAACCTCTAGTTAAATCGATACGTTCCTTATCTTTATAAGAGTAACGAATGATATAAGAATCACTAGGTGCTTTTTTTATAGAGACATCTTCAATAGAACCATCCTCTATAAGAACTTCACACCCATACTTTTCTTTACTGGTTTGCCTCTCTTCAGTTGTCCATATTGGTTCTTTCTTCTCAGGTTTTTTTAATTCCTTTTCTTGTGCGACTGTCATGGTTTATCTCTCCAATATATGTCTGGATATGCTTCCTCTACAATCTCTCTAGTAATCTTATACTTATCAGAAAGTTTCTTATCCTTAACTAGACAAATGATTTCTGCTTCTAATGGATGAAGTCCTTGAAGTATATTAATAAACATAGACTCTCTACGCATATTATTCAAACCATCATTACCACCTTTAACAAAGTGATAAAAGTTCTTAACCTCTCTTCTTATAGTAGTTCTACCTTGTTGATCTGATACACCCATAGAGAATGAACCAGTCTCATGCATGGCACGAATATCTTCCTGCATCTTTGTAGATAAAGTTCCACTGTATGAATTCTGATCATCATATGATTGATAAGGAACATCACCTTCAGGTAGCATAGATTCAACTACTGTATCAAAGTTCCATAAGAATATAGTTCGTAGATGAAACTCATCATACTTCCTTAGAACCTCAATTTTCTTTGCCTTACTCTTTTGTTTTGATACTAAATCAAGTACCTCAAATACAAAAGGTTTTCTTGGGAGTTCAGGGATTGGAGCAGCTTTCTTAACTACTCTTGGTTTCCTAGTCGTTGTTGTCTTCTTCGCTGTCGTCATAATTGTTTTCAAATCTAAATGCTACGATTTCATCTGGAACTAAATTGCCTAGTTCATCAAACATCTCTGGGTGTGGACGTGGTATCTCTCGATAGTTCATCATGTAGTCTCTTGCTACCCATCCTATTAATCCTCCAACAAAAAAGAATAATAAAGATATTGGTAATACTAAAACTAAAATTGTGTCGAGAGTCATTGTTCTACTTCCTATGGTAATGGTTTTGCTGGTGTGCTTTTTCTTACCTCCGTTTAGTATGAACTCAACCCCACGATTGATATGTTCTTTGGTTTTATTTATAGACTTCTCTTCAGTATACATTACGATATTCCATTTGTCAATTAAACCATACTCATTTCTTTTAGATATTTAACGGTGTCAGTACATCCACCAAGATTGTCTCCATTCAAAACCACTTGAGGGAATGTAGAACCTTCTCCAAACTGTCCGTAGAAAGCATCCCTATCAAAATCTTCACCTAAATTGTAGACAACATGACTTAAGTTAGCTAACTTCATCACCTCTTTTATCTTAACACAATATGGGCATCCTTCTCTACTATAGACTGTGAAATTCTGCATGTATCTAGTATAAAAAAATTATTTAGATGTGTATTATATCATACATCAATCAAAGAAGAAAATTTGGAATAGTCTAGAGTCTTCTTTGTTGGTTCCAAAATATTGTGATGCTGCATGTATATGTTGTGCATCAAAAATGAACAGTCTATTGAATACATTACCAATAGAATCTACCAACTCAAACTTAGTTCCATCATAGAATCCACCATCAAAAGCACCTTCATAATTTGAATCACTAGTCCTCATAGCACCATCCTTAGTAGCATAAAGAGATGTACCACAACTATATGCTGGATTGGGATGTAGATATATCATTGCTGCCCATGTCTGTCCATCATTATGATACACAATGGGATCTTCAGGAACACAATACTGAAACCTACCATTCATACCATGAGATTCCCATTCACGTATCTTGATACCCATGATACGTTCAAATGCTTCTTTAGTTCCTGGTACATAGAACTGTTCTTCAGTACGTCTTCCTTTATAGTATCGTAAGTCTTCTTTAAACTCTTGCTTCAATGCAAAGTCTCTAACAGCATAAGGATCTGTATAGAAATTATCAACTACCCACACTGTTTTTTGTGCTGCTCTATTGATTGATGTTACTGGTATAAATTTCATGTGTTTTCACAAGCAACCTGATGAAGATATTTACCATAGGTTCCTGAATCTGGATAGAAATTATTATTAATTAGAAAATAATACTCAGGAAATGGCAACTTCCTATTCTCATCTACCAATTTCTCAGTCTGTTCTTTCATAGAAATATAATCACCCATGTTCATAAAGCATTCTGCAAGACAAACTATATGTTCATTTCTAACTGGACAAAAATCCTGTGCTCTCACACAACAATCCATTGCCTTCTCATACTCACCAAGATGTTTATAGATGTCACCCATAGCATAGAAACTAAAGTATGCCATCTCATTTATGCCCTGAGCATACCCCAACTCTCTATAGTTCTGAGTATGATTTATATACTCCTCATAATAAAAAAGTGCTCTTCTAGCATACTCTTTTGAATGATTCTCAAGTGGATAGATGTCTGCCTTATAACAATCATCATAACTCTTTGCAACATAAAAGAAGTGATATGTATCTGTCAACAAATCACCCTCACGTATATGTTTCTCCTCTAACTTCAATGCATCAGAGAGATACTTAGTAGGAACAGTATAACTTTCACCATCATTAGTTCCAACATGTCTTATACCATTTGGTAAATCATATCGTTCAAATGCTTCACCAACTCCTTCTATATCACATACAATACATTCATGTGCTAAGTCATGCTTAAAATGCCAAGGAAGTTTTGCGTTCCACATCCAAGCACGATAGTAAATACATCCAGGATTGACTGCTGTAATATGAAAACTCTGATGGGAAGTATCATTAATCGGTGTCCAATCAAAATCATCATCGACTTCTAGGTACTCATCACAATCCATCTTGAGTACCCAATCACATCCGTGTTCAGTCTTAAGACATGTCTGTAGTAAATGATCTCTATTCCATCCGAAACTTACCCATCCTTCTTCTACTTCATATACAAATCCTGGTATACCCTTACCCTTAAAGAACTCTGTTACAATATCAGCAGTACCATCAGTAGAACCATTATCCTGCATGACATAATAATCAATGTACTTATAGCAAGACTCAAGCATCCTCTCCATAACCGATGCTTCATTCTTAAACATCGTTATCATTGCTATTTTTGTTTGCTTTTCCATGTCACCCTTTCTTTAATAAAATCCAGAACATCTGAATCATTTTCTTGTTCTTTTGTAGGAGCATACAATGCTCTCTTTCTTTGGTTAGCATCCTCTGGAATGTCTGTCATATAATAAACAGCAATGCTCTTTCTATATACACCTTCAGGACAGGTTATTGGTTGTGGTAATCCGTGCCAAGAGTTCTGTGTTGTGTCAAATAGTATAGCACGATTAAAGATATTGTCAACGACAACCTCTCTATTTAAAGGTAGATTTTTTTCATCATCATGTGACCACAATTCAAGTCCACCACCCCATGAAGTATCCCAATCCTCTGTAAGATATACAATTAGATTTAGTTTACGTTGAAGATTTAGTTTAGGATTAATATTATAATCAAGATGTATATTTAATTTACCACCACGAGAATGCATATGCCATCCACCACCATGCAATCCTACATCAGGATACAGAGTTTGAATACCAGTAATCTCCCGAATAGATTCTAGAAACTCAGCAGAATTTAAATGAGCAAATATCTGATAGGTAAAAGGTGGAAACTCATACCAATGATTCTTTGCTTTCTTATTCTCTAATGGATTATTATACCAGTGCCAATCAGGTTCATTATAATCAGGAAACTCCTTAGATAATTGTCTTGCCATTTCAACTGGAAAGAAATTATCAATTACCCAATGATCATATGGAATCATATCCCAAGTACTCCTGGGAACCTCTCTTCATCTTTAATTGCAACCAACCATGCAGTAACAACTGGAATCATTGGTGCTGAATCCCATGTCTCTAATCTATATGTTTGGAATCTTATATCATTGTTGCGAATGAATACTGCCTTATCACGATTAGTATAGTACCAGAAACTATGTTCGTTCCAGAAGCTAACGTGAGTTGGGTCTTGCCATGCTCCTCTACCATCAGTAGAAGGGACTTCAATCATTGCCCAACCACCGTGTGCCAATACCCTATGAATCTCACGCATCGTCTTTATAGGGTCTTTAAGATGCTCTATAACGTGACTGGCATTAAGAACACCAACACTATTATCTGGTAAAGGTATACCGTCATCAAGATTCCATGTAACATCAGCATCTTCTTGATCTATTGTTAGATATCCTGGTTTTGGATACAACCCACCACCAATATCAACCTTAGTTAATCCTCTATCATCAGCATCTTTCTCTGCTAACTGGAACGCATACTTATTATACAGTTCAACTGTAATTCTTTGTATTGCTTCATTCCTTTCTAACCATGTGTTATCACCAGTCACCCTGTAAATATACAGAGGTTTCTTAACGTGATGCATCTTAGCAACAAGATAAGTACGAATCATTAAGTCATGATCATCACATATACTTAACTCTTTATCATGTCCACCAACACTTCTATAAACATCTCTTCTCCAACTCCTTACATGATCTGGAGCATACCATATGAAAGCAAGAGATTGACTCGTAGGTTTCCACGAGTTCATTACAGTATATTCTTTACCTCTAAACTTATACTTCTCAGGATATTGTGTCCATCCATGTTCTGAATTGTATGGGACAAAATCATCCTGATACATTACAACATCACTGAAAGCAAAACCTACTTCAGGATCTTGGTATGCTGTATACAATTCTTCAAGACAATCTGATGTAATTAAATCATCAGAATCTATTTCTACTAGAACATCACCACTACCTTCATGAAAAGCATAGTGCTTATGATATCCTACATTCTTTGATTTACTTTCAGTCCTATGAATAATAACTCTATTATCATTTAATATACTCTCATCTAAATCTGATTTCTGAATATCATTATTCAACCACAGAATCCATTCCCAATCCTCATATGTCTGGGCAACGATGCTATCATATAATTCTTTAATATATGGTGTCTTCTTATGAGCAGGAGTTATAATACTGAACTTCATTCAATCTATTATCACATAATATAATTATAGCACTGGTGTCAACTATTATCTATCTTTATATTAAATGACATTGAAATTCTATCTTCATCTGAATTATTTTCTGCAACAGAGTGTTCTAGATATGACGGAAAAATTAACATCTTACCTTCTTCAGGTATAGTGAATGCTGTATGAGGTATATTAAAAGAATTTGAAAAATTTGAATCATATGACATTATTTCATCACTACTAATATGTCCAAAAGGAGAATAAAAATATAAATTACCAGAATTTTCTGGAATCTTTATCCATATAGTTCCAGCAAAAGCACAACCAGGATGTGTATGTTTCTCATTAAAAGAACCTTTAGGATTAATATTCATCCACGCATCAATGTACATCCGTACACCCTGATTAACTACTGTAAAATTTGAAATAGAATCATATATGTATGAATGTATTGTATTATTTTCATCACTTATCTTGAATGGTGTGGATTGCCATCCACCCCTATTTGAAAACTCTTGTCCTGCAGGATCATTTTCTCTTTCATTATATACATATTCAATTAAGTCATTTTTTATATCATCAAATTTAAGATTTTTAAATTCATGAACCATACTTGGGAAGAATGGAACCGCATTGTAAGATAATTTCACTTTAATAATTTTTATGAAGGTTTAGTTGGCCAGGTAACACTTGAAATACCAATATTATCATTTTCTGTAGGAGATATGACTGGATTTTGTGTTGATGGAAGATCTCTTAACTGTTGTCTATAATTTTTCCAATCATCCGATAAAGCAACACCAGTATCAGCAGCTTTAGTTACTCTCCAATCACATTCTTCAAGTAACTTATCTCTCCGATACCTAAGTCTTTTCATAGGTTCTGCCGCATTTAATGCAGCAAGTTTAGTTTCAAGATCAGATTTTGTTGGTTTTGATATTGAATTACTTGAATCCCAATCCAACTTATCATAATCATGATCATCAATACGCCATTTATACTCTCCATAATATTCTGATAGTGCAACATCTATAGGATAAGTCATTAAGATCCCTCCATTTCTAATATGTGATACTCGCACATTGGATATCCTCTTTGGTTATCATTATAACCCCATGAATAATTTACATAATGAGTTCCACCTTGTGACCTAGATCTTAATATAAATTGGAATGCATTTGAATTAGAAGTAATATGAGTATAATGTCCAGTATACATGTAATAACCTGCATTAAATAAATGACCACTACCATAAGACTCATTATAATAAGAGGATCCACAAGATTGATAAGAACCTCCTCCTCTACCAGCTACTACACTACCACCTATTAACATTTGAACATAATTAGAATTATTGTAACTATGAGACATTGCAACTCTCCAATTTATTACAAACCACATACTAGAAGATGTAGGAGTAATTGTATCATTGAAGATGTTGGCATTGGTGCTGGTACTACTAAACGTAGAACCATAAGTATTTCTATGAACCTTTACGACTCTACCTTGACTTGAATTGCCTCCAGCTGAATAATTTACTGCCATTATATTAACCCTTGATGTAAATAATTAGTCATAATTAAAAAGGTTTACCAGTAGCAGTGGCAGGTGCATTAAGCCAACCCATCTTTTTATCCATGACTGCCTCCCACCTTTCAACGGCTGTTTTCCCAGTTTCTTCATCATGCACTGCTGGAGATTCTGAATTGATCTTAGCTTTAACCCAACCAAGGACTTTTTCTTCAGTTAAAGAGGAATAATCTTCTAAGCTTGAAGGTCTTTCAAGTTTTGTTTTACCAGTAGATTCAACAGTCTTATCTCCTTCTGTTCCTGTTAATTTCCAATGAACCCAACAAATGTAATCATCGGATGTTTCTCTTGTTAGGTCAACAACAGACCAAGTTTTTGTAACTGCCATTAACTCACCTCCTGTAAAGCGATTTTATACTTTTTACCATTACGATTATTTATCATAAAAATATCCCCTTCTCCTTCTTGGAGCGTCCAATTACCCCAAGTTCCATCAACATCATTACCACCTTCATCTTTCTTTGATTCATTTGATAACTCTAAATCGTTTACATATATGGTTCTCCAACGATTGCTTGAACTCCCTAAGTCTTTACTACCACCAGTACTAGGAATGAAATCAAGATAAGTAATAACATTAGTAGATCCATTAACGGCAAAAGCCCAAGAACCACCTGAGTTTAAAAATCCTATCTGATTACTATTATTAGCGTAGCAATATCCTCTAATCGTTCCACCGTGTTCATCTCTGAAGATAATGCCATTAGCACCAGTTCCACCCCCTAAGTTCCAATAATCATCACTATCGGAATACCAATGTTGAGTAGTCGCAGAGTTATATAATCCTTCCCCTGAAGCATTATTGTAATACCAATTACCACAGATTACATTATTACTAACATTTACATGACCTCTTGCCATATGTGTATTAGTACCGTCAGTTCTGAAAGCCCAACTTCCCGTACTATCTAACAGTCCAAACCCGCTTGAATCCCAATAAAGATACCCCTTTCGACCTGTTGCATGTCCTTGAGAACTATTATGACCACCATAAAGAATTAAAGCTCCATTTGTTACGCTGCTTTTACCGTTGAGATGCCAATAGTTATCACCTGCTTGATAAAAGTGGCCTTGAGATGTTTCGTTGTATAAACCCTCTCCTGAATTGTTATTTCTAAGCCAGTCATTAGCGTAAACATTGACAAAAGTAGGACTGGAAGTACTTTTGACTCCCTGATTTAAATATGTATCAAAGGGAAAATTACCTGAATGCCAAACCGTTTGTTCAGTACTACCAATTCGTAGTGTCATTTGACCATTAACTTGCTTCTTTATATCCCAGCTGTTCCAGTTAGCATTTAAGAATCCATAATATCCTGAAGACGTTCCATACATCTGAGCAACCCAAGTATTACTTGAGTTATACAAAGTAAGTCCTACATCTGTACCTGTCCCACCTTTAAATTTTAAGTTATTCGTTCGTCCAGCATCTTGAATCTGCATCCCATGAACGGTGAAAGTGGTTCCATCATAAGTTAAAGTTGATTCACCATTTAAATTGGTTCCACTACCACCAGTTATTACTCTATTGTCTCCATTATTAGATACTGATACTCCTACAGCACCTTGAACTCCTTGATGTCCTTGAGCACCAGTAGAACCTGTTGATCCACCAGAACCTGTAGCACCTTGGACTCCTTGATGTCCTTGAGCACCAGTAGAACCTGTTGATCCACCAGAACCTGTAGCACCTTGGACTCCTTGATGTCCTTGTGCTCCAGTACCACCACTAGAACCCGTAGCACCTTGAGCACCTTGAGCACCAGCAACACCAGCAGCACCTTGTCTTCCTTGAGCACCTTGCACACCCTGATGTCCTTGAGCACCCTGAACACCTTGATGTCCTTGATGTCCTTGAGCACCTTGAACTCCTTGATGTCCTTGAGCACCTTGTGGTCCTGTTAATGGTGATACCCAATGTATTCCAGAACCAGTAGTAGAAAGAACTGAACCAGCAGCACCTACTTGACTATTTGCTTTAAATGTACCAGACGTAACTTCAAAACCAGATCTTGCTGTTACAACACCAACGGAATCTATATTCTTAACGTCTTCATATGTTAATGTCTTACCAATAGAAACATTACCATTAAAGGTAGCATCACCTGTAAACTCTGAAGTTCCAGCAACAGTTAAAGATGTACCATTTAATAATTGTAAACTATCACTTCTCCATCTACCTGTGATTGTTTGTGAACCTGCTTTAATATGTGCAAACTCAAGAATACCATCTTCAGTTCCGTTACTTGCATCTAATATCTTACCTGTTATCTTTGCATAATTTCTCTCTACACCCGTATCACTTTCTCCAGCAAATTTTAATTGACCAATGTAATCTGCGTCAGCAGGTGAAGCACTGTTTCTATAGAGTTTAAATTCTGGGCCAGCAGCACTTCCAGCATCAGTTGATGTAAGAGTTAAATCACCAGTTCCATTAATATCCCTTCCAGAAATATTTCCTTCATAATCAACAAAGAAGGATTCATTAGAACCATTATTGTAGAAAATCTTTATTGCTTTAGCAGATAACGCACTAGAACCAGCACCTTTTATATCTAGATAAGGTCTATTACCTGCTCCAGTATCACCAGCATTAAGAAAGATACCGTTAGTTGTAGCACCATTTGATAACTCAGTTACATCTATAGCATCTATAATTGCCTTACCAGTAACATTTATTCCACCGCTAGTGCTTTCTAGCTTCTTTGCATTATCATGGTAGATCTCAACGGCCCCGTCTCTATTACAAATTATACTATGTTCTCCAGACTTTCCTTTAAGATATAAATTTCCACCTGCAACATCATTCTGTATTGTAAGATGTCCACCTGTATTTTCGAAGAATGAATTTGTACCATCATGATAGATATTAATATCATCATGAGTACCAAGTTTTAATCTTACATTGTCTGCTACATCTATATGTCCAGTTACATTTAAATCACCAGTGACTTTAGCTCCAGTTGCCTCAGTTTCAAACTTAAGATTACCCCCATGAGATAAAGTTACCGCACCTGTAGATCCAACTAATAATATGCCAGCTTGTGTATTATTTGCATTTAGATATAAATTACCTGTAACATTTTTTATAATACTATTATTTCCGTCATGATATAGGGTTAAATCTTGCCCAGCTCCAACTTGCAATTTCTTATTATCAGTAACAATATTAAGATTATCTGTTGCAGTAACGACACCTTGATATTCTGCTCCTGACTTACTTACAATTAAACCACTATTATATACTGTTGCTCCTGTACCTATTGGTGTGTCTGCACCTAGTACATTAATTCCTGCTGCTTCTACACCAACATTATGTACGTTAGTTGTTCCAGTCTTAAAGTTTGCACCTGTTACAACACCAACTGCGTATATATCTCTCTCATTAATTGATACAGAACCCTGACCAACAGAAAGGACACCCGTGACACGAGCATCCCCTTCCACTATTAGAACAGTGTTTCCTACACCAGTATAACCATTACCAATGAATGTAGTTACACCAGTTATTATATTGTCGTCATCTCTTCTAACAAACTGAGTTACTGCTAATCCAACGACTGTGGTTGCATCAGTAGTACTCAAGTCAATGGTAATACGATTCCAAGAAGAACCGTCCCATTCCCAGGTTGTATTGTTATGACTATGCCTTTGACCTGTCGAGGGGCTGCCTGGAAAATCTATTGCCATTATAACACTAATTTTTTAGTTATTTATTAGTGCACAACCCCTGATGTTTTTTATGCTTCTGGTGCTACTACTTCTGTCTCTGCTGCTGCAGGTGCTTCACCTTCTGCTTCTGCTTCTGGTTCAGGAAGTTTAACACCAAGTCCGTCTAGGTACTCAGCAATTCCTTGAAGCTTGGTTGCCATATTTCTTTTGTTCTCAACCTGTGCATTCAAAGACTGAATCTCAGCGACAAGATTCTTCTGTTGCTCAACAACCTGCTTAAGATGATTCTGCTGTTCAGTAAGTGCCATTTCTATATGAAAAATTTAATTGACTTCATTATATAGTAAGTTTTTTTGAATGTCAAGTGTTGTATTATCCGTATTACTGACTATTCAAGTGATGGAGGGGGTGCATCTGTAAGAATAGAAACAACACCTTCAGCATATGCTGCCTCAATTACAGCAGTGGTTCCAATTGCAGTTACTGCTTCACCTTTATTAATTTTGAAAGCAGTATATTCCTTCACAATATCATCCGATGCAATTCTCGCACGATTTTTGATTGCATTTGTAATCCACTCTTTTTGGTCAACCATTACAGTTTGAAGTGCCTTAAACTCACCTATAGTTATTTCTACTGTGTAACTTGTATGCATTATTTTAAAAGTCTTTTGATTATTTATCCTAGTAGATAACCACTCCAACATTGCCAACCATTACCATGCCAATCAATATTATTAGGACTGTACATCTCTACATAATCATCTTTAGCCAAATAAAGCACTGTACTAAATGAAACATTGTCCCAATTATTACCTAAATCGTAAAATGTAAAATGTACATAACCACCATTTATACTACTACCATTTTTCCGAATGTAAACATGAGCACTTGTATGATTACCTCTATAAATTGAGAAAAAATTAAATTGATATGATCCAGCTACAGGTGCAGTAAATTTACCATTAGAAGTATTATAATGATTACCTGTATTATGTCTTGTCGTATTAAACTGCATGACAGCATTATTCACATTCCAAACAGATTGATTTCTATAGCAAGCAAATGATGGTTGTGATGGTGTTGTTACGTGTCCAGCAGATGTGATGCGAAGTCTTTCTGTTGGTTGAGTATCACTGGTAGCATCTTTTGTTCCGAATACTAAATCTACTTTACCTGCACCAGATTGACTGACAGAAGTTGCACCAATATATGCAGCACCGAATTCAAAATTATAACCACCAGCACGAGGAAGATAACCAAAGACAATCTGAGACTTAGAACCACCATTTGCAGTATGCGTGGTGTTATGAAGACCTATCGCAGCGTGTGACCATTTACCACCTTGATATAAATTAGATTCTGATTCGTTAGATAATGTGAGTGTAGGTTGATGAGTAGGACTGTGAAATGTGTTATATGGATTTATAGTTACTTTTCCACCTGATGAAATGCGAAGTCTTTCTGTAATGCTTTGACCATTTGCTGAAGTACTTATTTTGAAACCATAAGCGTAATTAGCATCTGTCGCATTTTCTTTGAAAGATTTTAATTCTACAAATGGTTGTGTATCATTTGATGATCTATAGTTACCACCCATAAGAATGGCTCCTCCAACATCTGCTGCATAAGAGGTAGAATCAAGTACTTTTAAAACATTTTCTCCTGCGGCAGTAATAGCGACACCACTATCCGCTAGGTTATAAGCGTTTGGCCCATACTGAGCATGACTTCCGATCCAAACTTGCCCACTTGAATTGATACGCATTCTTTCTGTAGTGGCAACATCACTAGTTCCAGCTTTAATACCAAAAACTAAATCTCCCCTAGTATAACTACTGGTTGTAGTTTCTTTAAATGCAATGTAAGCTGGAACATAAGTACCAACTGTACCATTAGTATATCCAAAAGATAATGCATAGACTCCAGCTGCATTAGCTCCCCATTCAGTACCACCTAAATGCATATAAGAATTTGTTCTGGTGACTGTTTCTGGAGTAGCACCACCACCAACACCTTTACGGACTAATAATTGAGCATTACCTTGCGTACTGCCAGTACTATCTTGTATTTGTACAACACCAGTTGATGAGATGCGAAGTTTTTCAGTATCATTAGTACCAACTCTTAACTCTCCATTTTCATGGTTATAAAGATATAAATTATTGCTATAATCTAGTCCTAATAAAGCACCATTAGAGGCAGCACTTCCAGAAGTTCCAGTCGTAAGGCGAAGATGTGCTCTAGCAGGATTACCAGAAGTTGGGTGATGTATATGAAGAGTTTTGGCACCTGAGTCTTGTGGGACAGCAGAAATACCCAGACCTAAATTTCCAGTTTTAACTTCTAAGTCTCCATTTGCTCTAAGAGACATAGTATGAGCAGGATGTTGTTGTCCATCTGCTTGATTATGCCATGTAAATTCAACAGGCATATCATTACTAGCACCAGGCGTTCCGTCTACTTTTACTTGGAGATATGCAGCATGATCCCATGCACTCCCAGTTGCACCATAAAAATTGAAGGTTCCAAGAGTATCACCGTCTTGAACTATAGTCCCATTACTACCTATCGTAGCGTTTCGACTCTTGAAAAAACTTATATAGGGATCATAAGCATTAGCTGAATATCTACCAAGACTTAAAGCATTACCATCTGCACTATGAGATTGTATGTGAGCATGTAAATTACTTGCATCGGCAACGGATGTTGTTTGTCCTGAAGTTAATAATCTTCCACTTGAGTCGATGCGAAGTCTTTCAGAATTTCCACCAGTCAAGAACCTTGTATGTCCTTCACTTCTTACATCTAATACTGCTACTCCACCTGCAGAATTATGTCCTATCTTTGCAAAATTAGTTCCACTAACATCTAATAAAAGCATATCAGTAGTAGAAGAATTATTAATCTTCACTCCCGTATTAGTGGTTTCTAATTTCTTTGAATTATTATAGTATAATTCAACGGATCCATTTTCATCAGCTGATATCATCGACTCACTACTAGCTGCATTATTAATTCTTACCGCAGCTGCAGCTATTCGTAATTGTCCAGTACTGTTATTTAAGTAACTATTTGTACCGTCATGTTTTAATTGTAAGTCTGACGAATCTCCCATCAAAATCTGGGCATTGTCTTTATAGACAGTAGCACCAGAAGAATGACTCCAATACATATCCTTATTGGCAGTCGCACCCTTAAACCATACAGCAGAACCACTATAAGTTGTTATCCCTACATCATTAGTTACGTTACCAGTTACAGAACTAGCAGTGATTGCTGTACCAACTGTGAAATCACCACCAGTTACTTTAACTCCAGTCCTAGCAGTAACAACTCCAATTGAATCTACATTCTTTACATCTTCATATGTTAATGTCTTACCAATAGAAACACTACCAGTAAAG